GCTTTAGGAGCCTCTTCAACAACCGGGGCCTCTTCAACAACCGGGGCCTCTTCAACAACCGGGGCCTCTTCAATAACCGGAGCCTCTTCAATAACCGGAGCCTCTTCAACAACAGCTTTCTTTTTAATCGCCATCTTCGTCCCCTTTCATGTCGGCTGTGGCCTCATCAAAGGCTTTGTCAAACTCCGACTCTTTGGTAAATTCCATATCCAGTAGCGGCATGATGTCCTCGATGAGTTCGGCCACTTCTTTTGAGTTCTTGGCAATGTACTTCTTCTCACACGACCCGGCATAGTCGGAAGGCCCGCAGCAGCACGTGTTGGTCTTGGCGGAAGCCTTGGCGTCCTTCTTAAACCTTACGTAGCACTCAACTACAAAACCGTTGGCGGCCTTGCCTACTGAGATCATTTTATCCATATACATGATAGGCTCCTTTCGCTGCATATATACCCCAAAAGCCCCCTACCTTGTGAGTAGGGGGCCGGAGCTGAGTGCTTACTACTTATGCCGGATACCCGGCGGCAGGTACGCAGGACAGATCATAATACGTGTCGGTGACGCCAGTGGCGTTCAGCGACGTGGTGCCAGGGGTGAAGGTGTGGGTGGCATCAGTAGCTACCTTTACCGCCCCGATAGGTGCTTTGTGCAACGGAATTTCCGGCAGCATGTTCTCGCCGGTCGCGCCGGGGACAGCAGTTACTGCGCCAAGGGTGTCAATCACCACCAGATACCGCCGGAAGGACGAAGCCGGAATTACTGTGCCGGTCAGCGCTACGTTGGTCTGAGTGGTTTGCTGCCCAAGGTGCCCGTCTACACCGTACAGTACGGTGTTGGCGGTTTTGATGCCCTTGGAGCCGATGATGGTTTCCGCCACTGCTACGGTGGTAGTGGGGTCGCCAACAGCTTAAATTACAGTTCGGTGGCAGAACATTCACATCTGGCCATGAACAGTTGGTTCAAGATCACGCAGCCGAAGTACGCTTTCCAGCCCACGTGGCCACGTTGGCCCAGCTTGTCGGAGTCGCTGATCTGGCCGGGGTTCCGAACGATGGGTGCGGTGATGGAGTTCTTGCCCTTCAGCGGAACAGAGGCTGCGCAGTGAGCGCCCAGATACAGAACCGGATACACGTCAGCGTTTACACCGCTGGTGGACACCATAGTGCCCTTGTTGCCGCCGGCATCAGCGAAGGACTCGAAGATGGTGGAGCGGATGTAGCGAACATCCTCTACCGAGCCAATCTCGAACGAGTCAACCGGAACCTTGGAGCCATAATCAACGGCGTCCTTAAACCCGGCCATAGCGCGAACGTCGTTCTCGCAGTCAGGGTGAATCAGGCCGATGTAGCTGGCGCGGACGCTGACGGTGCCATAGTTCGGAGTGGACGCGGTTTGCTGGGTGATGTAGGACACGTTCTGACGCTTCAGGGCGCGGGTTACTTTGCGCTGGAGGGTCAGGGTCAGGGCAGTGTTGACGTCGGTACGGGCGGTGCCGTTGGCGAAGAACACGTTAGTGCCAGCCTTCAGTACGTTGTACCGCAGGGTCTCCAGAGTCTGAGCTGCCTGTTCGGCGGTGATGCCGACGTACTCCTGCAGAACAGGGTCCTCGTGCAGATCGGCAATCTGATCGGTAAGCTGAACGAAATCGCCGTACTGTTGCAGAGTGCACTGCACGTCGGTGGACTTAATGTTCTTGCCCACAGGGGTTACGCCCTCAACCAGAGGGGTCAGAGCTTTCTCAAGCGCCTCGTAACGACGGAAAATGGCTACCTTGGTTGAGTTGCTGGGTAGCGGCTTCATGTCCAGATACTTCTCCAGAACCAGATAAGGGAGCGCCCTCATCAAGAATCCCGGCATTGCCTTTCCCGCAGTACGCGGTGTGATGTCTCCGTACACGTTCATGGTGTACCTCCTGGCGGGTAATTATCCCGCAAAGTTCGGTTCCAAAGGATACCGTTTTTCAGCGCGAGGGCGCTGCCAACCTTACTGCCTATGCTACCTTATATTTCTTCGCCTCTGCCTCGAAGGCGCTGTCAAAATCCTGCGGGTCGGGTTCAGACGTTACTGACGTACGCACCGTGGCCGGGGCTTCCATCTTCTTCAAACGGGCGGCCTTCTCTGCCTGCGCGGCTGCTGCAGCAGCTTCAGCCGCTGCGTCTTTCTGCGTACCAACGCCAGTATTTGTTTTATAGAGATCAAACAGCTCTACTACTTCCTGCGCAGTGCCGTTCTCAAGCACCTTGTTGTACTGCGGCTGCAAAAACTTAGGTTGGGTGAGTACCCACTTTTCTACTTCGGGCACAATCTCAAGAGCGTCTGCATGTGCGTTGGTGATGTATTGTAAGTGCCTCTCTTGGGCGGTGGTAGCCGCGCTCTCCACTACCGGGGCCAGCTTGCCGTTGATGCTTTGTAGTGCCTCGTCCAAGGTTTTCTTGAGTTCGGCAATCTCGGACTTCAGCTTCTCCTCACGTACCACGTGCTCAGGCCAGTCTTTGCGGAACTGTTCTTCTGCCTCAAGTTCCTCCGGCGAGGGTCCGGGCGGCGCTGCCGGTGCGGGTTCTACTTTGGGTGGTACTGGTTCAGCTGCTTTCGCTGCAGCTACTGCCTCCGCCACAATGGCTTTGACATCTACTTCAGGGGCTTTAGGCGGCTCAGGGTCTTGCTCGGCCTTTACCTCTACTGGCTCCAGCTCTGTTTTCAGCTCAGGCTTTGGCTCAGGGTCTGTGTCATCTACCCCACCAACCGCCTCGTCGAACGCCGCATTAAAAAGATCATCATCCAGTTGTTGAGTATCTACGTCTTGTACTTCCGCTTTAGAACCCATCCCGGTCCCCTTTCAAAATGTGCTGCTGTAGCCTAAGTAACTACAATACATACTCATTGTCAAGTTAATTGTCTACTCACTTTTGAACAACTTGTCTAGTAAATAATTTAACTCCTGCGCCTTGCCTTGAGTGATCTCGGAAAAGTCTTTACACAACTTCTCTTTCTCCCGCTCGGAACGCACCGCGAGTAGCTCAAACACCGGGGCAGACAGCTCGCTACCCCTCAGACGCTCCTGCAGGAACTTCAGCAGCTCCTCTTCCCTGTCCTTCAGGTTGGATTTGGTCGAGAAGTAGCTGGATTGATCGTAGAGCGGCGTCATCTTTTACCCCTTTCGCTTTCGCCATGTTCTGCGCGATTCTGGATAGTCCTTCTTGGACCTTTGTCTGCAGCGTTTCAGAAATCTCCTGAGCCTTGGCAGCCTTCTCTTGTGCACCAGCCAGTTGCAGCTGTGTCTTGCTTTCGTCCAGACCTTGTTGTACTTGGGCAGCAGCCGCCTGTGCTTGGTCAAACTGCTGGAGTTTCTGCTTGGCCTCGTCCTCCGGCAGCAGGTAATCAGTAGGCAAGTCGCGTGATTTCAAGCGGTCCAGCAACAGCATGCGTTCGTCGATCTGGACCCTATCGCGGGGCGACAGCGTTTGGTTGAGCTGATCCAGAGCCGCCCCACGCACTTCTTTAGCCACGAGGGATATAATGCCTTTGGGCTGAATCTGAAAGTCACCCTTGATGTCGGTCTTTTCGTTGAACTCCATGTTCCACCGGACGAGGCTGCCGATGAATGACTTTACGAAGCGGTCAAACGCTCGTACATCGTCCTTGGTAACCATGTCGCCGCCACCGGCCATCATGGACATATTGTTGCTGGTGCGGAAGGCTTCGCCCAGCGGCTGTGCGTTACCCATGCGCCATGCTGGCAAGTTGCTCTCTGCGTCGAGTACCTCCACAACATTGCTGCGCAGCGCGAGCAACGGCTGTGTGTGGTTGGGAACCTCGTAGAATCTGAGCGCAGGGTAGCCTGCGTCTTGGCCGTCGCCAGTACGGTGGATGGTCATACCCCCGTGGATATTGCCGGGACGCTTGCTGGAGTCAATCAGGTCATCGTTGACTTCCTTGATGCTGCTGGCGCTCTCTGCCACGTTATCCATTATGGCCCGGTCCACCGCGCACAGTTTCAACTGTGAATCCCGCAGTACTTCGACCTTGGCCGAGCCGGTAAGTGGTCCGTCCTCATCCTCTTCGGGGATGTATGCGTGGAACATATCAGATACCTTCTCACCAAACGGCGCGGTATCCGCCTTGATAACTACTTCACCAAGCATCCATACATCAGCGAGAATGTCCTTACCAGCCGAGCTGGCCGGGACATCTACGCCCACTTCTTTCAGATCATCCGAAGGTACATACCCGTACCACCGGATTACCTCGAACCGGCGTGACTCGATGGCTGACTGGTTCTGGTCAGTTTTCTTTATGATGTTCAGCTCTGACTCGAAGTTACGGGGCTTGTAGTTGCCAGATGCGTGGTCGTTCAGATACTCGTTGATAACGTCACCAAAGAAGTCATCTCGCTTGGCTAACAGCCGCAACCCTTGACGAGACATAGCCTCCCGTGTGAACAAGCCCTCTTGGTCGCTCCACGATTGCGCGGACAGGTCCGGGTAAATGTCCCACGCTTTTCTGGAACGGTAATACGGCTTCTTGACACCTACTGTCTTAGCTTCATGGAGCCCGGTAGCAGGGTTCTTTTCATAAGTGCGCTCGTTCTGCGTGCGAACCAGCGGCCCCTCAGCTACACCAAAGCCATAAATACCAGCCCGACGGATAACCTTCTTGCAAATTTCCGGGTAGTCAATGCCGTCGTCCGCCAGCTGATCTTCACACTCCATAGCCATGCGGGACGAGCGCTGCTTGGCGAACTCCTTGACGGCCTTCTCAATCATCTCCTTCGTAACTTCTTGTGGGGGATTGCCGGACTCTTCGGCTATAATGGCTTGTTGTGCCTCCAGTGCAGCGATAATGCTTTGAAGATCATCCTCTGCGATGTTAGGGAACATGGTAGGTGCCAAGTCCCAGTTGCGCTCTTGCGCTGGGAACATCATCTCCATCATCTTGGCGACCCAACCCACAATCTTGGTGTGGGTGTCCTTCGGGTACACCTTGGATTTACCTTCTGGTATGTTCACTTCCGGGTCATAGATGGCCTTATATTGCCGTAAGTTATTTAGCCATTGCAGTTCAAGCTGACCCCGCTCATTGGAGAACGAGTTAAACTTAGCCCACATGCGTACGCCGAGCTGCTCCAGCTTATCTTTAGATAGAACCTTCATATATCCCCCTAATACCCTGCGTACCTGTCAGCTGGGCGATGCTGTGTGTATGATTCAGTATTCTGGTGCATGCTGGAGCGTATATGCTCTGACGGCTTGTAGTGGTTGCCGAGCGCAAACATGGTGCCGTACTGATCTGCTTCTACCACGTGGCTCCAGTCGTTCTTGTCCGGGGTTTCCTTGAACTTGCCATCTGCGGTTTTTTGCTTGGTGTACCGGTACTTACTCCTAAGCCCGGCCACACACATCGCGCACTCGGTATCATAAAGTATTCCAGGCTCCCCGTCAGGCCACAAGGTTCTGAACGGTTCATCGAGGGCGTTAATGCGGGCAGACGGATCGTTGGTGGCTGCGCTCTTCACAGCATTACCCGAACCGGGCATATTTGTCACGAACTGCTTTTTGAGCTCTTTGTACCACGAGTTATCGTCAGTCTCGTTCTGACGCTTCCACGCTGGGTCTCCCACGAATATCAGCGGGTTTGTGGCGAAGAAGTTCTTGATGATGGGTCGGAGCTTGGTGCTTATGAACGTGGTGGCTCCCATGTCAAAACCTACGGCTTCTCTTAACTTACGCAACTTACCGTCGCGCCCCAGCTGCATGAACACCGCTGCCGGTTTCCGGGCCGAGTCCATGCCTATGATGACCGGCAAGATTGGGTCTATTGGCAGCCCGCTGGCTACACGCCGGTCGTACTGGAACGACTTCTCGTAGACGGGTTTGCCGTACTGCGACTTGGCGTAAAGACCGTGTACATAAACGTCTATCCACGCCTGTGATTTGCCCTTAGCCAGTTCTTCATAGTATCCTGGGCGTAGGTTCTCTATGTTTTCAGCCTCCGGAGATAGGCCGGACGGTTGCTTAAACACGGCGCACTCAATGATAGAGTTTTCCTCACCCTCTATCTGCGGCAAATGCTCAAGAAGTTTGTAATGCTCGCTATCAATCTCAGGAGGGTTGGTGGTGTAGATGATGCCGGAGCGATACCTGAACCCATCTGACTGTGATGGGTATCTACCTACCCGGCCTTCTATATCTGACAGCAGCGTAATCGGTATTTCCCGCGCCTCCTCCACCCATGCATTTGTGACCTGCAAGGACAGCACTCGCTGCACGTCCTCCGGGGTATCCAAGCTTCTGAACAGCCAGTCGCACTCTACGTCATTAAACTTGAAGCGCATAATCATATCTGACTCACGCCATTTGTAAATCTCCACAGGTAACAGCTCTGTCACTGATGCTAAAGTCGTATCACGAAGCTGCTGCTTCGTATTGCGTATAACTAGTTGTTTACTTTGACGAATTCCGTCTTTTCCGGGCGGCATAAGAATGGATTGTCGGAGCAGTTCTACAATGGCCCCGGAGGTCTTGCCGGAGTTACCTGTAATAAAAATTCTTCCGTTGTACCTGGCTACAAAAAAGCTGGTAGGTACACAAAAACAATACTTCATGCCATCAGTTGCTGGCAGTTCTTCGTACTGGCAATTTCTGAATGTAGACAGCTCGTCTAATTTACGCGTGGCTTGTATGTAGTACGTATCGTTCCACGCTGGCTTATCTGGGTACTGCACCCTAGATATGCTAGCCCTGTGGCCTGTTGCGTGGCAGATAAACTGCATAAACTCACAATCAGATTTATGGTTGGACGCATACCGCACCTCGCCGTCTGCATGCTGCAAACCGTCCCAATATGGGAACTCTTCATATATTATTTTGGCCTGACGCTGGGATACACCCCACCAAGCCTCTGTGTACGTCTTGGACAATAGCGGGGCGTTAAAAATAAAGGTTGTCTCTGTAGGTCTGTGGCTGTTTGTCGTGCGCTCTGTGTATGGTACGCCTGCTGCGTTAAGCAGTTCCACCAGCCGTAATTTTTTGCGCTCTTTGCGAACGCATACATAGCAACGCGGCTCTCCTTTATTAGAATAAAACTTTGGGAAACACCCGTCCGCATGAACAGCCACCATTAAACGCAGCTGCGCGTCGGTGAGTGGTATGCCTCGCCGCTCAGGCAGTCTGAATGTTACCGGCACGTAGAACCTTGGGCCTTCAGTTCTGTCCTGCTTTAGTTTATCTGCTATGTATTTACCAGTCTCCACCCGCAGCGAACCCTTCCAGTCGTAAAACACTACTCTATGCTCTGACGATACTGGCATATCAACACTGTATGCGTCCCTGAACCTGTGGAACGGCTCGTCCTGCGGGGTCTGTATATATTCTTCTGGGCGCACAAAACTTATCTCTTTGCTGTCTGGATGCCACTGCGCTACGGAGGTGCCTTCAACGTAACTATCCATACGCACCCAACCAGTTTCAGATAAAAACTCCGCCTCTGCTGGCAAGCACCCCACCGGCCCGCATACCGCACGAATCTTGGCTTCTGAGAGCATAAACTCCCTGATTGTTTTCGACGGTGTATAATTAAGCGCTCCTACTGCCATCTCCTATTCCTTTCTATACCCATCAAGCACCACAATGCAACGCTTAAGCTCGAACTGCAGCGCACTGAAATCCAGCCGCCACGCCTCCAGCTTCTGTTTTGTGTTGGCGTCTGCGGGCAAGCTGTTTATGTTCAGCTGAGGCATAGTTATTTGCTCTTTCGGGGCTGGGCAGGTTTCAACCGGCACGTACACGATCTTAGGGCTGCATGCTGTGAGCAGCAGCGCCGCAGTTAGAAATAGGTATTTCATTTTAGTGACTCCAACGCCTGATCTACCATCTCATCACACGTTCCAGAGAGTGGTTTACCCAAGGCTTCCTTTTTCCACTTGTCGCGTTCAATCTGTAGTTGTTTGGCTTTATCCTCGGCTTCCCGCAACTTAGCCGCCCGGTATTTAGCCTGCTCATTGGCTTGCAGCACTGATTGGTTCTGGAGCTGCATGGCTGCGTGTAGCTGCGCTTCCCGGCCTAGAGCTGCGTCTTTTTGAAGTGATAGCACACCTACTTGCGCCCTGAGAATAGCCGCCCAGATGAGCAACCCGATTGCGCTTAAAACAAGTGCGTACTGTACTGGTCGCAAGTCGAGTATTCCGTTAACTACGGTTAAAAACGCAATCATGCCTCTACCCCCGGTGGAAGTAACTTTGTCTTGCTGTAAGCGTCGATAACAAATATGCCAGCAGTAAGTAGACACCAGTCGGTTCCAGATATTTTTGCGAACCACAAAAGTACTGTAGCTGCCACCCATGCTACGTACTTCTTAGCGATAAAAGTCTCTACCAGCCGCTTCAATCTGCTTTTGACGTTCGGTGTATAACTACCCTTGTTGCGGCTCACTTGTTAGCCCACACCTTAAGACCTAGTACCATGAGCAGTAATAAGCTGCTCAGGACTACGCCTACGACGGTTTTAATAACTACGCTACGTGTCTCCTTCATCACATCCGCCAAGTCCTTCATAGGCTTAATTATGGCCTTTATGTCTCGTACCTCCTCCTCTGAGAACGATGTGCAATGGCCACCATTGATACACGCAGAAATAGCCTCAATGTCGGCGTCAGTTAAAACTCGGTGTCTGCGCTCATTTTCCATGTGCCCGCTCCATATCAGGATTTGGTTTGAAGTTGTTGAAGCACCTGCTATGTTGCTTGCCATCCAGTGCACAGTAATTATGCCGCGTAGAATGGAGGATGCAGTTTTTACATATAGGTTCTAGGTCGTGCTGGGCACTCATACATCCCCCGAATACGTCATTTTTTAAGTACATTAAGCTTGTTGGGAGTATAGCCGTTTTTAATCCATTCCGCTACATCAAATCCTGGGCAATCCTTAAGCCATTCATGTTTTTCCAGAACGCCGTCACCATCCTTATCTGGAGATAAGTCTCTGTGTCCTTGGATGGTCTGAATACCCAGCTCAGACGCCAAAAACAGCACCTCCAGCTTCAATGAATCCCACTGCGCTTGGGTAAATTTGTTTGTACCTATCATGCACAACGCCACAGAGTCTGAGTTCCATCCGCGCACTGACACAGGAACTTCTTGGAAGCAGCGGCCCTGTACGCGCAAGCCATCAGTGTAGATGATCCGGTGGTACCCAACGGACGTGAGTTGAGGGTTGCCACATTCTTTGGCCGCCGCAGAGTTCCTGAACCACTTATTCGCCCGATGCCATAGATCAATGTCCTCGACCGTATGGTGCCTGCCGTTTGGCGTTGCGCTGCAATGTATGACCAGCCTAGTGAGTTTTCTCATTTCCTATACTCCGTTGGTAGCTGCTTGCGCTCCATTTCAATCTGGTAGCACTCTTCGCAGTGGTCTTTATCCCAAAAGAACAATCTGTCTATCCAGATGTATAGCCGCGACCCTGACCGGAGCCGCCACGCCCTAGCTGAAAGCATTTCGTCAGCGTACCCCCAACCATCACTGCCAATCTTGACAACGGTGTTCAGGAGTTGGTCTAATGCGATAAAGAATTGTTTCACGGCCACACGATCAATGGTAGCTCGGCAATCAACTCAGCAGCTGCGGGGATAACCCTTGTCCCGGATAGACAGTCAGTCATCACCTGATACCCATAGGCGTTACAGGTGTCCATCCACTGAGCAAAGGCAATGCCCTCGGCCTGAAAAGGACCAACGTAGCCAGCACGAAGCGCACACGTAAAACGGTTGTCATAACGCCGCTCTCTGGCTGTAGCGTCATAATGAGCTTCAAGGGCAGAAGTTAGCTCGGCTATGATTTCGTCGTTGGTTTTGGGCTTTGGTTCAGGCGGCGTCGTCCGTGCTTCACACCCTGCCGGTGCCGTGGCCTCATTCCCGCAGCCTCTGTAATCTCCCGTTGCTATATCGTAGTAGTAATACAT